AGTTCAGCCTGACGCTGCCAGATTTGGGCCATTATATCATCGCCTTCTGCGGCAGAAGTACGCATAAAGGAGAATGCTGTGGAGACCGAGGAGGACTTCCTGGCTAGCTGTGCCTTGACCCGAGCGTCCACGTTATCAGGGTCTTGCAGCTCCAAAACCCGCTCCCGAATGGTGCGGTGGTCCAGGATAGGCTCATCACCATCCGACGCCATCTTCGCAATGGCATATTTGGTCTGGTTATCGCTGGGTAGGGCGGCTACCAGCTTGATCTCAATGGCGGGCAGTCCCTTGAGCGATTCAGGCTGAATAGTCTGGCTAAACCACTCCCGGTTGTTATCAAACCCGTTGACCTCTACGGCGCTAAAACCGCCAGAGACGTACTGGTCCAACAGGCCGTTGGAGATTTGCCGGAAAGCAGTCTCCATTGTCCATAGGAAGGGTTTGATGATGGTGGAGAGGGACATTCCCAGTGTGTTGATGGCGAAGCCGGAGAGTTGGAACTGGAGTTCGCCAAAAGCGGTATTGGGGAAGATTCCTCTCTGTTCCTCTCCGCCGAGTATACCCAGGAGGGCCATAGTGTCGTTAGTGGACGTTAGCATGTCCAGAACTTCCACTTTGTCCGTGGGAGACAGGCTGATAGTAGTGCCCGTCTTAAACGGGTCTTCAACGAGGGTCTTGGAACCGTCCGCAGAGGTTACCAGCAGGACTGGTTTACGGCCCCGGGAGACTAGTTCCAGCAGTATGGACTTAATGAGGTTGGTCTTAGCGTATATGCCGCGGTTAGACGCGAATATACTGTCTCCCACGGCTGCTAGATTAGTATTAGTGTCCTTAAAGCCGTTCTGGCCGTTTGTTCCTACGCTTATTTGCGGCGCAGAAGGATTAGGAACAAGGTATACGGGGGGAAAGTTCGCCCCGTGCAGGGTGGCGGGCTTTAGAACCTCGTATTCAGTAACGACTTTATTGATCTGGCCGTCATAATAATCAAATACAGAGATTAAGACCTGGTCTTCGTCCTCATCGGATGCGGCGGAGAGACCGTGGAGACCGAGATCGATGTCCTTACCGTACTGCTCCTTGATCTGGCGCCTGGTTTTGCCCACTTTGCAACAGGCCCATGACAATCCGTCTGCGCCTAACGCCCAGGAGACATCGCGCGGGTCCCACGGGGTGATATCCACAGTGGTGTGGCGATCTTCTTTCTGCTTGACCAGGCCGTACCTACCGGCCACTCCGCCCCGAATGGTAGCAAACCAGGCCATAGAGGCTTGCAGACGCATCTCTCTTAATCGTTCTAAACGTTCGTTGGCGGCCTTATGTAGACCTATCCAGACTCTCTCCTTGTCGTTGTGACGACCCCGGTCTTCGCGCTCAGCCTCTCCTTCAGGGACTCTGGATATAATCTCAGAGTCAGAAAGGAGTGCAATGGCCTTGTCGGCGTTGGTGCGGGGGTTATTGGAGGTGTACTTCTTGTACCCCTGGTCCTCATCGTCTTCGGGCTCATACTCCACGCCGTCCCATAGGTCGTAGTCAGCGTCCATTCGGGCGTGGACATCGGAATAGATGTGCTCGAAGGCGGTTACCTTGGCGACTATCTGAGTTGGAGTTGGGCTATTAGGTCGTCGAGCCATTATTCCTCTCTTTTACCACCGTACCACCTTAAAATGGGAGTTATCGCCCCTCATAGTATACCCGAACATAGCGACAAGACCATTTTTGACCGCTGACACGCCGTGGTTGTACTTATCTTCCGGCACTGTGCCGACCACGTTCCCTTCCCGGTCGGTTTTCCAGCGGTAGGCGAGAGTTTGTCCCAAATAAGGGCCTTTAATCGGGAATCCGGCAGCCCCGAACTCGCTCAAGATGCCCTGACACTTGATAGAGAAGGTTATGCGGGGACAACCAGTCACCGGATCGGGCTTTAGAAACGATTTAAGGCGCTCATTGCCGTCGTGAATACGAACTCGCTCTCCTCCAGCGACAAGACCGGTCTCAGCCATCCAGATTTCGGCCACAGAGGTGTTGGAGTGATGCTGGTCTTTGTAATGCGGGTCAGAGACAAGCACCCTCTCTGATCTCCACCACGGTCTGGCCTTGCAGATGTCTATGATCTCAGTGGTGATAAGGCCCTGAACATATATCTCCTCGAACACCCGTATCTGCCGGAAAGGGGTGCCGTCCGGGGCGTAATCGGTAACTTCCTGAGCGACCTCAATCGCATGAGGAGAGGAGCCGTAGCCCGGGTCTTCCCAGATGTACACGGTATCGTCCGGTATCCAGGAATGCTCTTGTATATGGATGTCCGGGCGAAACTCGTAGAACACCAACCCGGCGGGCGGAACACGTTTGCCAGCGATGCGCTCCATGAAGTATTCGTCGGAGTTCTCCCTCTCTATCCGAAGTATCTCCGGGTCGTTACGACCACCCGGATACTTATCCAGGTTGTCCCAAGAAGGCAGTTCAAAGCTCTGCTTGTCATCTACCCCGCTCGCCCAGGCATCGGCCAGCATGGGAAACCAACCCAAAGAACCCTCAAGCGTGCCAGGCAGCAGGAGCCAACCTCTATTCGGCCCAACCCGCCCTTGAAGCCGCTCGTAAGTAACTAATCCCAACTGACCGGGCTCACACGCAATAATACCGTTCGGCGCCGTCTTGGCCAGCCCCCGCGGGTCTTTACCAGAAGACTTAGTCTCCACTCGAAGAACCGCCTTACCCCTCGGCGTCTCCCGCAGCTCAATATATCCCGGATCAACTTTTTCCGTCCCCTTAACCCTGCTCTCCCCAAATAGCGTTACGAGCGCATCCTTGATATACCTGAACTCCTCAGTCGTCTTATCGTAGTCCGCACCCACCAACCAGTACAGTAAAGGTAAATCTTTCTCCCCAACCTCTCCGTACTGCTCGTACCACCGCTTTATCAGCAACATAGCAGCAGTCATACTCTTCCCACCCTGCTCCCCACCAGTGACCACCATAAACCGCTTGTCAGACCCCAGAATCTGAATCTGCCCGTCGTGCGGGACGAAACCTATCTGAGAATATAGAGACGCAACAGCAGCAGATAGAGGGGCTGTCATACTTTTTTCTGCTTTTTTATAGGATTTCGAGCGTAATCCCTCAACTGCTTCACCGTCATACCAGTACGCGTCTTCTTACCAGCCCGCTTCCGAGCCAACTCTGAACCCATCATCTTACGCTGCTTCTTACTGTAACCAGGCACCTATTACCCCCAAAACTCTCTTCTCCCCTCTTCTCCTCTTCTCTCAGACTCTCTTCTTCTCTTACTCCCCTCTTCTCTTCTCCCCTCCTCCGGCCCCTTAAAAGGGCCGGAAGGAGAGTTAACTCTTAAGAGAGCTCTTATAAGAGGGTTCTTATAAGAGTTAACTATTGGGCGTTAAGCCTTAACACATGCATGTTAAGCCTTAACACACAGTAACTAGATTAGCTTTAGAGAACAAAGAGCACCGGGGGGTTAACTTCTTTTGGAACCTTTTATAACACCTGTAGATGTCAGGGGGTCCCTCCACTCTACACTACCAAAACCTAAGCCATGCCCCCCATATCACGAACAACCCAAGCACAAACTCTCTACCAACGCTTATCTACTCCTCCTTCTCCTTCTCTTCCTTCTCCTGCCTCAACTCCTCTCTCCTCAGCTTCCTTAACTCCTTCAACGTGTCCTTTGCTGCATCGTCCACAGTCAACGCCGCCTCCCGCCACCTATCTGGCCTCAGTCCCTTTAACTTGAATATCAGCAAGATATCAGAGCCCCGATTACCCTGCGGATCGGTAAGGCGTTCGTGCATGAGACCTTCTGTAAGATCAGCGTGATGTTCAAGGGCCAAGCCAAACCTAGCACGATAGCCCAGGGTATCGGCATCCATCCAGTTATAGTGCGTTTTAGGATCAATGGACGCCGCTCTTGTGGCATGTAGCACGGTGCCAAGCTTGCCAAACGCCTCCAGGACGCGTTCCTGGCTAGCCCAACGGAGTTCTTCACCAGGAGTAAGCCCCCGTGGTTTTAGGCTGTGGACTGGTAGGGAATCCTTAGTCCCTTCAGCTCTCTTCAGCTCAGTATCAATTGCCATAATGTAGCTATGGTATCACGCTGCCCAGATACCACACAAACATAGGGGTTGACATAGTGGTAGTGGTAGTGTATATTAACGTCAGTAGATCAGAAGCGACTCGGATGAAACACCACCACGGTGGTAGCAAGAGCACAAGCGGAAGCGAGTCTAACTTCTGAAGCGGACGTAGGCGAAACGGAATCTAGGAAGGGAGGTCAACATGGGAAGACAACGTCGGGGCTCTGGGATTGTGACGCGAGCATGGGGTACGACACACGATTCAGTCGTACGGCCGCCAATAAAGCCGCGCACTATGGAACAAGTGCGGATGTACCGCAAGCCAGTATCCAAAAACATTGCACACAAATTCCATCGCAATGGACAACCCCGCATAGTCACGACGTAAACAAGACATAGAAAAGGCGTAGCGTGACGCTACCGGCACCGCCTGAGATCAAAGTGTTGCCAGCAAGCAAGGATAGGCTATTCCTATCGTCGACAGTGCGTATAGGCGCAACAAGTGAAAGAGGAGACAGTCATGATATCGATAGG